ACCCCTACAGGCTGGCACTTTGGATGCGACGATTCTTGGTTGTTTGTTGATTTCATTTTGATTCAGCATCCGGCGTACCAGCCTTCCGGGGCAGGTGATGCGGGACGTTCGGGATATAAAAGCTCCATTCCATCGGTCCCAGATAGCCGACGCGGACGTGGACGGCTCCGCAGGGCCAGCCGAAGGGGAAGCCGAGAGCGGTTCCGCTGCCATAGAGTCGGACTGCGACGATTCCGCCGACGCGGTATATGTCGCGGATTCTCTTTTCCGCGCTGAACACTTTGGCGAGCGGTATCAGATACACGATGTCATCCGCGATTTTCAGGCTGTGAGTCATCCAGTCCGCGAAGATCGAGTATGGCGGATTCGAGACGAGCCAATCCACCCGATCATGCCACGCGAAGAAGTCGCGTCCCTCCCGGATTTCGCACCATTCCGCCCCCGGCATGTGCCGCAGGAACGCGCCATTTCCTTTGCAGGGGTCGAGCACGCGCCCCGATGGCCGGAAGTGCCGCACGATGTCGGCGGCGATTTCGTCGGGCGTGAGCACTACATCCGATGGACGATGCCAGTCCATATCGGCCATGCCTGGCAACACGCCAGAAAATCCCGAACAAGGCGATGGAGAGGAATCGCTGGAAGCGAGGGAGTTTTCTTGTGCAATCATGGCCTTATTTCGCTTCCAGCGATCCCTCATCTTGTGCGTTCGGCTCAATAAATTCCGGAACGATCTCCCATTGCCGGGGAGTCACTTCCCAGCAACCGCGATGCTTTCGGAGCATCCTCCCTGCCACGCCTGCCGCAAGATTAAAGCTCTGCCCGTTGCTATTTGTGTGCCTTGCTGTCGGCCACATTTCGCAGGCTAGGCAGTTTGCCGATAACCGAGTCTGTCCGCGAGCGTGCATCCTACTCAGGGCGACGTAAAAAAGCCGAACAGGCGATGCAGGGAACGACGCCCCGCCAGCAGTTTCAGTTTTTGGTTGTTTCATAGATTATTCTGGTTGCGGAGCGCAGCTCTCGGCGTCGCCCCTGATCGTGATGTTCGGAATACGTCCATGAATCCGCTCAAACTCGCCTTTCCCATAAGCCGCGCCGTGTTTGGCGATTGCCATTTCCCAGCACGCATCGGGCGTATCTGGACACACGTATGCCATCGGCCCCAAGAAGGCATTGAAGCGAAGTTCCATTTCTGTTTCTGGGTGCTTTTTTCCGCATCCACAGCATTGCCGAACATGCTTCGCAGCGGAGCGGGTTCCGCCGCCGCTCATCTGGTCGGTAGGTGGCAAATGACGCGCCGCTTCGATGGCGTTAATGATGGTTTGTTTCATAATCTTTATCGTCAACGATAATTAGTTCTGGATGTATTGATCAATGAAGTCTTCAAGAAGTAGAAGCATCTTTGTCTTCCGCATCTCCTTGCGGATGTAGAGCCGAACATTGAAGATTCCATTCATGCAGAGCGGGTGGGTGAAGTATTTGATCTGATACATCAGCTCGCATAGGGCTAGTTCGGATTTTGAGTCGAATAACTGGATCATGTGCCTGTTGAAGTTCTCAGCACCGTGTTCCATGATGAGGGCCTCGACGGGCTTGGAGGAGCCCATGTAGTCCATCCAGTTCGACTCTTCCCGCGCTGTCGCTCCCCGGCTCTTGTTGGTGCTCTTTTTCCAGAACAACTTCTTCCCGATGTAGAACTGCCCAGTTTTCTTGCAGACCAGCAAATAGACGAATCCGAGGCGGGTGAGAGGGAATTCCGGAACCCCGATCCAATCAGGCAGGCGTTTTGAACGGTTCAAACGCCCCGTGGTGACCTTTTTACGGATTGGTTGGAGCTTGGTGAAGGTTTGCATGTCAGATGGCAGGAATTGAGGTGTCGATCAGAAAGAAGGCCAAGACGAACCAGATTACGATCCACGTCCAGAAGTTGAGCGTGTCGTTCGCGAAGAATGTGTTCTTTCCTTTCATTTCAGAATCCTCTGTTGCTGATCCAGAACAAGATCCGCTCCCACACAGGAAAGGCTTTGATCATCTCTCTCGTCTGCTTGGAGCAATGGCCGTTCCACGCCTGCTTTTCCAGACGCTCTTGGACCTTCCAGTAGTAGAGTGTTTCGGTCGGTTTCATGTGTGAGTCTTTATTGAATCAGAGGTGATAGCGTCTGTCAACGGGAAATATCTGTCCGTGATCGCTTTTGCTTCACGGATCTTCTCGTCTCCCTCCTCCACGTCTCCACGAATGTAGGCGTTCTGCGCCTCATCCGCTAGTCTGTAGGCGATGTCGAATGCTTCGTCGGCGGTCATGCGTTCAGCCCGGTTACGTCACGGAACATGCAATGCTTGCCTTCCATCTCGACTCTGATGGTGTATCCCCGCTCCGAGTCACGCCACTTCGTCACGAGGATCTTGTCCGTGATAATCATCGGATTTCCGGTCTTCTGGTTCTTCTCGCTCCGCACGATCAGCTTCAAGATGTTGTCGAAGTCGTATTCCGGCTCCCTGCTGTTGCGGACCTGACCGTCGTCGTTCTCGGCGCACAGGGCTATGGTGTGGAGGCCGAATGTCACAGACACGTCCTTGAGCATGGCCGATACCTCCCCGATCTCCTGATCCGTCCTCAAGTCCTTCTTTCCGTTCGGAGACTTGACGAGCTGGAGGTAGTCCAGAAGCAGGCACTTCACCCCGTTCCGCTTCGCCTCCGCTCGGACAGCGGCCTCGATTGCGGGACGCTCCATCCTCAGCCTCTTCCGGTCGTAGATGTAGAGCGGGAGATTGGCGATCTTCTGGATTGTTGAGACCAGAGACTTCTGCTCGATGTCCGTGAGTCTGCCCATGCGGAAATTGCGGAAGTCGATCCCCCCAATCTCACACACGGCCCGGTCCATCCACTGCTGGTAGGGCATTTCTCCGGTGACGATCATGGTCGGCATTCCGTGCTCGATGAGGTTGTGGAGGGCGAACTGCTTTCCGAGGATACTCTTTCCGGAGCTTGGCTGGCCTATCATGCCAGTCACCTCCCCCGCTCCAGTCCCTCCCGCTCTGTTGTTGAGGGTCTCAAACGGGGTGGAGAACACGGTCTCGTTCGTCCCGTTGGCCCGATCCTCCACGGCGTTGACGTAGGAGAGCAGTAAACTCTTGTCGGTCTCCACGCTGGTCGTCGGGGTGACGTAGGCCATGGGCTTCTTGAAGGCGGAAGCCAGAATCTCCAGAACATCCTCCCGATACATCACGGTTGACAGCCCATCGTTGAGCTTCTCCATCTCGTATCTCGCGTGGCGGATCGCAGCGTCCTTGAGGACGAGCTCCAGATAAACGTCACAATTCGCCCCCGTGGGGACGAACCGGAGAAGCTCGTGAACCCCCTCACTCCCACCGGCGCGCCCGAGGGTTCCGTTCGCCTCCAAGACGTGCATGATGGAGATGATGTCCATGGACTTCTTCTTCCCATTGAGTTCCATCATGGCGGCGAATACGACATGAGGTGGACGGTTTGGCAAGAAGGCTTCCTCGTTGAGTCCGGCATCCAGACAGGAGTCGAGATACTTCTTCGGGTTGGAGAGTATGGAGCCGATCAAGCACCGTTCCTGTTCTTCGGGATCTTTGCGTTTGCTCATAAAGTTTTTATCGTTGACGATATTTTGCCATGCCGGGGAAAAGGTGGGTCGTGTCTTCCTCTTTTGGTTTGGAAGCGTTTCTCCACTTCATCGCCCACCCGATGTCGTTCGACCAGTTGTTGAGAAGGGTGATGATCCCAGTCCGAAGGAACACCAGATTCTCCCCCTCGTGCTTATAGTAGTCCTCAAGGAGCAACCAGTCCTCCTCGTCGGTGTCCATCACCTTCTTAAGCGCGGCCTCCTCCTTGGCAGACCAGACGAGCGAGGGTTTGCGGTTGAACATGCGGCACAGCCTGTGGCGAGCCTTGGCTACCGATGACGCTGGCTTAGTTCGTAGAGTGTGCGAAGTGGCGGGAGTCGTATCATTGTCGCTTCGCTCGCTCGGCTCCGCCTCACCACTCATTGGTTGTTGAGGGAAAAGATCAGGTTCCGAGGTTTCACCTCGCGCAGCGTTATTATCCTCAGTATTTGGTTTAACATTAGATAAGTATTTAGTAGCATTCGATTTTGCCGAATCGGCATTATCGCAGTTCGGCTCCTTTAGAAACGGGCTTGTAGCAACAACGACATCGGAAACAAAGTATTCCCAACCGCCGACATTCTCGCCACCACGAGGACGCTTCCAGATATACCCAGCCTCGCAAAGCTCATTTATCCCAGAATACACAGAAGCGATTCCGTCCGTTGACTGCTTCGCTATATCGCAAGACATTGGCTCCCAGTCGTCGGGCTTTGACAGAAGATAAATGAGAATGCCCTTCGCTTTCCACGAAATCGCTTGGTCGTTCAAAACCTCGTTTGGAATCGTCGTAAAGTTCGACGTTCTCCTTGTGCGGTAAATTGACTTGCTCATAATTAGAGAACGGACCTGTTTGTTACAAGGATCTCATTGATCCTCATTGAGGCTTTTGCGATTGAGATATTCAACTCACGAATCTCCGCAATAGCCGTGTCTCTTGCATCTTTTCTTACGGCGCAATCAACGCACCTCGGAAACAGATCCTTACCAACAACGTATTTCACTTTGTCTTGGCAATCCATGCACTTCCCAAACTTCCGGACAGTTTTCGATTTGGATTTCTTTTTCATAGTAAACAATTCGGACCCTCGGTGGAGAAAAAAGTCAGAGGGTGAAGATTTTTGCCCCAAGACTAAGGCGACTCCAACTTTTTCCTCCACGGAAGGTCCAATATGTAAACTACGGTTTTGTCTTGGTTTAGGCTCGCTGGGTTCTTCACGTCCAGCGACACGACACTCTATACCAAGCAGAGCGCGTGTCAACAAATAGTTCTCTATCGTTAACGATAATCTAGTCCATCCTCAACAGCAGTTCCGAGACCTGACTCACGCTCTGGTCCAGCAAGGCGATGTCGGACACGACGGACTCGATCTTCTGCGCCCCCTTCGACCCAAGGATGATCGCGGTGTTCTTCTCCGGAAACGTCCGCACTTGGATCATGGCGTCCGGAAAGGAGTGGATGCGGAAAAGACTCGGCTCCTCCCCGCTGGTTCCGCTCTCGGTCACGGAGAACGTGAGAACCCTTCCAGCATCCTTGGCGTGGGCGTTGGCAAGCGGGAATACGGCGGCGGCGATGTCTTTGATTACTTGTGGTAGTTCTGTCATAAGGTGTTCCATTATAGCAGACTTACAGCTTATGTCAAGAAAAGTGTTGACATTTGCTATCAGGCATGATCTGATTGGGGCTCAATGCAAGCACTCCTTGGATATGATGAAAACGAAAAGCCCGCAATCTACCTCAACCCGTTCGGATTACTTAACGTCCTCGGCGACCGTTGCTGTAAAGGCAAAGCGTTCCCGAAATCATTTGAAGAGTTCCGAAAATCAGGAAGCGATCCTCTCGTCGCCCTTCAAGACATCAACGATTACCTCCAAAAGGTTGATGGAACAAAGATACACCAACTGGCTCGGAATGCTGAACCTCAAGTTCGGCCACAATTCGGTAGCCAAATCTGTATCAAAAGGAAAAAGCGAGCTTCTTCCTGACGTTTTCGCAAGCGTCTACGGGACGGCAGGAGAGTGGAAAATATCGTCAACGATAAACAAGGACTGGTGGGAACTCTACGAGCACCCGCACAAAGGCGCGATCTACGCCGTCCTCTGGATCACCCCGTTTGTCGGCATCATCTTGGACCAGTGCGCGAAGAGTGAAGACAGGCTATTAAAAATGCTCTGGAGATTAGACGAGCTTGCGTCACTCTTCCGCGCAGCCTCCAAGTCCATGATCGATCCGGAGCATATCGAATCCATCAACCCACCAACAGCAGGAGCCGGAACGCGGCGCAGCATCCAACAACTATTCCATGAAGCGAAGTTCCTTCAAAAAGACATATCCGGCGCAGAAGTCATCGACCGCATCACAAGAACAAGATCCTTGGTGGAACGGGCGGCAAGAATCCATCAAGACACCCTCCCCCAAATCTTCGCTGCGGCGAGGAGGACGGCTGAATTCCGTAAGCAGCAGAATGAGAAAAGTGAGCGCACTCTACACGGTGCTGAGAATAAAGTTCCTGCTCGAAAACCCAAGGTGTCAGGTGCGCGGGTGCAACCAGCCATCAACGCAAGTCCATCACCGAAACGGTCGCGGCGACAACCACAACAAGGTTGAGACGTGGTTAGCTTGCTGCATGACATGCCATGAAAGAATCGAACGAGAAAAATCTTGGGCCAGAAGCGAAGGATACACCGTCTATGGAATCGGCGGAAAGTAAGCCAACGTGGTCCGACCTCACATTCCCTTGCAACCTCCTCCTCAAAGAGAAGGACATCGCAGGAGTCACCGAGAACCAACCCATCCAAACCATCGCGGACGCCGCAACCTACGACAACACCTTCCTCCGGACCTTCAAGCTCGGATGGATCAAAACGGAATACTACGACATCGTAGAAATCCTCCCAACACCAAAACCAAAAGAAGAACCATGAAAACATCATTCTCCCACATCGAAAAAGCTAGAATCACAGACGGGCCCCTCGCCTCCCAAGAAGGAGAGAGAACGGGAGCCTTCGTGATGGGAAAAAGAACTGGAGACCAAGAATCCATGGTCCACATGCTGGCAGACTCAGGAAGCATGTCTGGATGGGAGAGGGTCATCATCACGGAATACGCGAGGGACGGAGAGAACCCTCCGGTTCCCGTCATGCCCCACCTCCGCCTCATCACCGACATCAAGGAGATGTTCTGGGACTCCCACGAAAGCGTGGTCATGTATTTCCACGAGGATGTCCCATCCGCGAAAGAGACGCCAGCAGTCTACCTCTGGAAGTCCAAACGTCAAAACTACATCCTCCCCCAAATCAATCTTATCACGCCCCAAAACAAGCCCGACAACGTCATTCCGCTACCGCAACCCTCCGAGGACGAGAAAACCACGCCAGAGGCCGTATAGGAGCAAGAAATGCCACTCTGGTAGCCAGCTAGAAACCATCCTCATCCTTGGAGCCAGAGTAGCTCCCGTAAACCACTTCCTCGCGCCGATTCGACGTGGTTTCCACCAACCGTCTTTCAACTTTATCGTCAGCGATAATCTCCACTCCGAGCTTCTCCGCCATAATCCACAGTCCCGTAAATGAATCTCCTTTATCTGGGCTCTTTCCGATCCGCTTCTTCATCTCCTTTTTTGTTTCAACGGACATCTTCTTTCCCCTAAACCCATACTGACGGGAGCAAATCTCGTCCACGACATCCTTGTGCATCTGGAGATCAAGCCCGAATAGGCATCGGTTGACAATCCCGTGATACAGCCGGAACCAATCCTCGGAAATCTTGCGGTCATAAACCTCCGTTCCTTTCCGCTTATCCTCTGACGACACAACTCTCTCACTTGGAGCCCCGCTGTAGGTCACGGGGATAATCGAAGATGCAGACACTCCAGAAGTCTTCTGCCACGTCCTGATAAACGCCGAGAGAACCCGCCCACCATCGCCGGAGACATCCAGACCAAACCCAGAAGGGATAACACCATACCTCTCAAGAGTCGGGATGACCTGAGACGCGAGGTTTTCCTCAAACACCGATCCGGCATCCACAGAGAATCCCTTGGTCCCCTGATACATGAGAACCTTCTTCCCAGAAGAACGGAGACGGGAAATGAATCCATACGAGACCTCGTTCCGATCCCCGCCCGAAGTCCAAGCGCAATCCAGAAACGCGATACGTTTCTTCTCGTCTCCCGTCCACGCTGGCTCGAATGAAATGTCGGCCTGAGATATGACTGACCGAGAGATAACCGATGTCTCAATCGAATCTGTGGGCCAGAACCCAATGACGTTCCTCCAGTATTCAAGAGAGTTCGCGTTCCCGTGACAATCTTTCAAAATGTCGGCCTTCTTTCTGCGGGTTAGGAGATAAGGGAATGGTGGAGCCTCTCCATCCGGAGCCTCGAAGTTCGGAGAGTCATCGCCATGGATGAAGATCGCCGTCCCAGTCCGAGTCTTCCACTTCCTGTCATTCACAGTAATAGAGTCATACCCGCGAGAGTCCGCTGGCTCGCACAGTTCGCGGTGAGGGTTATCACCCTGATTCGGGTTGGCTATCCCGACGTAAACGCAGTCGTCATTCGCTCTCAAGTTGATCGAAACCTTATTCACGTAAGGCTCCATCTCTGCGAGCTCGTCAACAACGCACCGAACCCTTTCAGCCTTCCTTCCGCGCGTCGTCTCGACAGCCTTCCTCCCCTCATCACCAGTTGGGAAAGCGAGAGCTTTGATTGCGCATGTATAATCCCTCTCATCTGCATTCGATGTATCTTCAAAAACGATGATCTTGCGGTGGTCTATCAGATAACCGATAGGGAAAGCCATCCTGCGAAACAGCTTCGCCACAGTTCCCCAGATACGGTCCTCCGACCCACCGAGAGAAGTAGAAGCCACAAAGGAAAGCGTCTTGTCCGGAGCGGCCACCCAGTCGATATTCAACCACGCCGCACATCCAAAGGTCTTCGACGACGAAGCATTTCCGGCGATCCCCACAGAGTCCGACGAGCACAGCTCCTCCCATATCCTGAGCAGTGGACGGTTGATATACTGACGGACCTGTAGCTCGACATCCGTGGGCCACTGGAGCATCGCGGCCTTAATGAGATGGGAGACTGGTTCTTCAAACTTGTAGTCCGCAAGACACCTACCCTTCGGGTGAAGATGTTTCGCCTCCCACACCTTCCCGTAGTTTCCCCTCGTCACCAAGTAGGAAAAAAGCTCCTGATCTACCGGAAGGACTCCATCCGGCCAAGGGAACCCGTAAAGACCTGACGCGTTTTCTGTGACAAATTTATTTGACATAATGTGCAAATGCTATCAAATCACAAAAACATGCGACTGCGAAACAAAAATGAAGCAACAGTTCCTTGGGAATACACATTCAGCGACAACAGCGGAAATGTCTACTCCTCTAAGGGCGTCACACTCCGAACTCTTGTTTCAAACGTCAGAAAGGACATGTCCGCAAACGGAGTCTCTATCCCGCCAAACCTTCAAGACTACGTGGAGGACTACATTTGCCAAAAACTCCCTCCGAAAATGTGCTTCTACGAAAACAAGTCTGGAGACCAAATTTCAAAATATATTCACATTTTTGCTGGCGGAATCGACGCGGCGGCGGCGTCTATTGGAGTGAAAACAAACCTTGAGCACCGCGCAAGAAGGTGTAGAGGTTGTGGAAACCGAAGAGTTCTACTCAATACATGAAACCGACAACCTCCCGCAACTTCGCGACCATTGACTCAAATGGGATCGCTCCAAATAACAGAATACCAACGGCTAACGACGCATACAGCATAGCCGACCAGCTCAGAAGGTCCAACTTGGACCGAGAGCACAGATGGGGAACGGTCTTCAAAGCCTACAAACGCTTTCCTCCAACGGACTACTCGCTCCTAGCGAAGAAGCAGCTCACCGGAATGTCAAACATCCCGTTCGGGCAGATGACTTTCGAGGTTGACGAGAAGAAGTCTGCATACATCGACATGGTGACAGATCGCCCAACGGCCTCCAAAATCATCACAAGTATCGGCAACGATAAAGAGCGCAAGGAGTGGAGCGAGCACATTTCTCTCGCGTGGGATCGGGCATTATGGGGCTGGTCGTCCTATTTCTACAACATCGACCAAGACCTCGAACAGATGCTCCTTTACGGAAAGGGAATCGAGCTCCGTCTGGACAAGGCGACATGGTTCTCAACCTCCTACAAGAACTCCCAAGTCTTGATTCCAGAGGACACTAAGGCGAACCTTGAAAATCTCGGAGAGATGGTTGTGATGGAGAAATACACCACTCTGGAGTTCTGGAACAAATTCAAGACCAGCAAGGATAACCCAGACGCTGGTTGGAACTTTTGGGCCTGTTTGGAAGCTCTGAGGCTTCATACAAACAGCACCGACTTCCGCATGACCAACACGCAATACCTAGAGAGCGTGGCCTCTGGGAAGATCAACTTCAACCAGTTCTACAATGTTCACGTCCATGTGTTCACTGTCCTATCAAAAGAGTGGGACGGCGGCATCACCAAATCAGTGATTTTGCAGAACTACTCCCCTCTTGCGAGGGCATCAAAGCTCAAGACAGACGAGGAATATCTCGACCAAGCCGGATACCTTTTCAACCGAACAAAATACTTCACAGATTGGGAAGACCTCATCTGGGCGTTTCACGGTGCGGCTGGAAGCGGATTGTGGCACGACATCAAAGGACACGGAGAGGACATATTCCCAGCCTCCAGACAATACGACATCACCATGAACAAGGTGATCGACTCGGTGGGATTGGAAATGATGGTGCCACTCAAAGGGCTCAACGCTGACTCGACGACAGCACTCAAGCAAATGGAGTGGGGGCGGCATTTCGTCCTTCCAGACGGCGTGGACTTCGCGCAACGAGGATTCAAAATCCCGATAGCAGACGCAATCAACGCCACGTCTGTCATCATGCAGGATACCTACCGTGGTATGGCGTCCTTCAACCAAGTCAAGCCGCGCGCCAAGCAGACGCTGGGCGAAGCGGAGATGAACTATCAGGAGGACGCGAAGCTATCTGGAACAGAGCTGCGCAGATACAACATCTGCCAAGGAAGATGGCAGGTTGGACTCTACACGGCGTTCGTGAAAGCGAAAGCTGGGTGGGACGGCGTGGAGCTTTATCGCAAATTCGAGAAATATCTCACAGGAAAAGGCGTCCCAAAAGAAGCGTGGCAGTGGGAAAACATCGAGCAGATGACCAGCAACATGATTGCTGGAGCAGGAAGCCCCGCAAACAAGTCCATCTCAATGGGAAGGGTAGCGGAGCTTGCTGGAGCTATGGCGGTCACAGAAGGGCAGGAGGAGGCATACAGGGACGGAATCGCGGCACTCGCTGGACGGGACAATGTTGACGCATACCGCCCGCGCAAGAAGCAAGACATCCCGAACGAGGCGAGGATCATCGCGTTTGAAAACTCAGTCCTCAATGACCCTGAGGCCAATCCAGAGAACGCCATCGTCCAACCAACCGATAACCACGTTGACCATATCAGGGGCCACTTTTCCGACGCCATGATTGGGATCGACAAGGCAATGGAGGGAATCCAAGGTGGACGCTACGACGCTGGAGACGCCAAGGACTCAGCGATTGTGTGCCTCCTAAAGGGTGGGCACATCACGGCTCACCTAAACATCCTTTCATCAGACAAGAGCAAGGCTGGAATTGTCAAGCAGTTCGCGCAAGCAATGGAGCAACTGAAATCCCGCGCCGACGAACTGATCGGAATTGCGGACGAGATGTCAAAATCTGACCAATCTCAGCAGCCGCAGACATCCCCAGAGGAGAAAAAGATCCAACTACAGCTCGCAGAAAAACAAATCGACCTCGATGCAAAACAAAAAGCCAACGACCTCAAAACAGCCATCACCGCACAGCGACACCAGCAGCGCATGGAAATCGACAAAGAAAAGGCCGCAACCTCAATCGCTATCAAGCGCGCCGAAGCCGCAACCAATAAGCCTATCCGAACAAAGCCTTCCAGCGAGTGAAGCCGAGGAACTCTGCCAGATTATCGTCAACGATAAACGGTATCCGTCCTTCAAGCTCCACCTCCTTTCCAAATCCTTCACCTCCACAGAGGATGATGGAATCAGGAAGGGAATCTACGCAGCGATCCAACTGATCGAGGCCGAGAACGAGAGGCTTAACAAGAAGCCAGTCAAAGAAGAGGACGCGATGGACCCTGACCTTCACCTGTAAGAATCTATGCCAGCACCAACACCACAAGACAGCCTAATTCCAGCGGAGATCGCCAAGGAGATCGCCGACGCCAACTTGGAAGCGGGGAAACAGAAGCCACTCGGAACCAAGGAGGATTTCCTCTCAAAGTTCCGTGGAACGCCAAACATCGACGGGACGATCACACAAGGTGATCCGGAACCGACAAAGGACGGCGATCCAGCACCCACGCAATCGCGTCAGGAGCCCCGTGGCGACCTCGTAAAGAAGCCGAGCTACGTCAAGACCATCGAGGCAGAGAAAGCCGCTCTGCTGGCAGAGAAAGAGGCATTGGCGAAAGAGAAGTCTGAACTCTCCACCAAGCTATCTGACCTCCAGACACAACTGGAATCTGCCAAGACCCAGAAGGACGTTGACGCGATCATCGCCGAGAAGGACAAAGCGATCAAGGAATACTCAGAGAGCACAGAGTCCCTCCGAACAGAGAACACAAAACTCAAGAGCAAGGTGACGCTCATGGACCTCAATGAAGACGACGATTTCATCGCGACATACATGGAGCCGATCAACTCCACGTCAGCTAGGGTTATGGACATGCTTGAAGGGAACGATACTGCTGTTGACAAGATGACGCAGGTTGCTGCACTCAACAACGGCTACCTTTCTGCTGATACTCAAGAAAAGAAGCGCAGATTCGCAGACCAGCGAGACCAGCTCCTCTCGGACATTGCCGAAGAGCTCCCGAAGTTCCGCCAAACGGCATTCATCACGGAAACCCAGAACCTCATCTCGCTCGCGGAGCGCAGAATGAAGGCACTGAAGGACCACGAGGTGACATACGCCACACTGAAAGAAAAGCAGAAGGCAGCAAGGGAAGAGTCCTCGCGGCAAGTCTCCCAGCAGTGGAGCGGGGCATTCGAGGAGGTCTCCAAGGAGATCGAGGCGGACAGCGCGATCCCGAAAGACATCGAGGAGTTCATGTCCACGAACAAGATCGAGGTGGACAACATTCTTGACGAAACCATTGCCTCCTCAGCCATCAAAGACGGGGCAAAAAACTTTGGTCCTCGTGACGTGGCTAGAATCCTCAAGCAGGGAGCAGCCTACAAGAAGGTCAAGGCCCACGCATCAGCCCTCGAGAAGATGAACGCAGAACTCCAAGAGACCATCAAGGAACTCAAGGGCAGCGGAACGAGCGGAGCAGGAGGCGGCGGAGGAAAATCAACCGAAGCAGTGAAGGAAGAACAGAAGGCCAGCTTCTTCGCGAAGTTCCAACCGCCGACACGGTAGATTTATCGTCAACGATAACAGATCAGGAGAGTCCGAAAAGGCTCTCCTTTTTTGTGCCGTGAAAAAACTTGAAAATAAATAGTTGACAGTTTCGTCAGAAATCGTAAAACGAGAACTGAAACTGGATAGAGCCACCAGAAATGGTGAGACAGGGAGTTGCCAGCCCGACATAAGTTCTGGATAGAGTCCACTCGGACCACGGAGTTGCCAGCCACAGAAACCGAATAACAATTCGCTTCTTCTGGGCCTCGGCGCGGAAGAAGCAAACCAAAAACCAAACCGCAGTAACAAACCAAACCAAAATTATGGCCTCAGAAACGCTTTATTTCTCCAGCTACGACGACATCGCTGAGTTCTTCCGTGATGGTCGCCCGTATTTCAACGAGAACTACATCACCAAACAGGTGAACAGTTCTCT